TCGCCGTTCCGGCCACGTCGTCCCGCCCTGTGTAGGAAATATCGCGAACGATGATACTGGTGCCATCAAACCCCACCGACACATTCGGGTTATCCCATTTGCCGAAAGGAATACCGCTGACCGGAAGCGAAGCGCTGCCGCTAACCGTAATGCGCCCGGAATAAGCGCAGGTCATCAGCGCAGCCTGATTGGATATAGCGGTAAAGTCAGTCGAGTTTGAAACCAGTAAACCTTCGTTATACGTCGCCGCAGGCAGCAGCTCCATAACGTAGCCTGACCAGTCAGGGACAATACTTTTTCCACCGATAGTCTCAGCCCCGATGATGACCCCGGAATCACCGTTTCGGGTGACACCCGTCATTATGGCCACGTCGAATTCAGCAAAGGAATAGATGTATATGGGATTGGTTGGCACCACGATAACCTGCGAACCGGGAACAAGCGGCGTATTGACCGGGTACTGCATTGCCTGAGATGACCAGCCCGAGAACGATGTACAAAAACTGGGGGCACGCAGCCCCGCCGTAATTGCCATTACCGGACGGCCATCGTTGTAATCAATCAGAATACCTTCCGGCATTATGACCACCTCCCGACGACAACCCGTCCACCACCAGACAAATTAACGGTCAGCCCATTTCCGTTGATGACGACAGTGTTATTGGTGCCGTTAAATGCAAAATTACCGTTGTTGGCATAAATTGAACCACGGACAGTGACATCATTGAATGTCGCATAGCCTGATTTGTTGATATGCCAACCAACATTACCGGTACCATCCCAGGTGTTAGACTGAATGTAATTACCAATTTTTGTATTGATAATAGTGCCATCCTGGATGAAGCCAGAACTGATAAACACCTGACCATTAACAACAGCAAAGGGTGAATACTGCGTATCACCGCTGCCACTCATCAGGACGAACTGGTTGGCGTTAAATCCGACGCGAGTGACCACCGGCTTACCCGCTTCCGCCAGCACCGCAATCGACATCCCGGCCCCGTAAAAAATATCGTTGATGCGCACTCCGACTTTCAGGGTATGAATGGCCGTAGCACTTGTAGCGTCAACGGTGGCTGTGAGCTTATCCTCAAGCGAGGCGGTTACATCTTTAATCTGCGCCTGCACCTGCGTCGACATTTCAGCCATGGCCTTATCGACCTGCGCAATGGTCGTTTTGACCACCAGAATATCCGCGCGCACTTCGCCGTACTGCGCCCACTGGTGTTCCACCGTTCCATGATTGGCCAGCGCATTCTGCAACGCGGCTTCCAGGTTGGTATCAATGTCGCTTGTCAGGCGGCCACCGTCTGCAGACGTCAGGAAGTCATCAGCAATATCGCCCAGGTAGTCGTCAGCATTCGCGCTGGATTGGCCACGAATCCAGTCGGTCCAGTCACTCTGATTACCAATGCGATCGACCAGACGAGCCCGGTACCAGAACTCCTGACCAGCCTTCAAACCCAGTTGGGTATATGTGTGTTGAGGATACGGAACTCCGGCAAGCAGCAGAGGATTATCCCCATTACCGTTTGCTGAATACTGCAACTCAGTCTGTAGCGTGTCACCTGTATCAGCCGGGAAGGACCAGTCAACCTGAATACCCCAGTTGATTGCAGTGGTACGAAGTCCAATCGGTTTTGGAACTTCACCGGTGCGGCCGGTAAGATGGGTCAACGCAGAGGTGGCCCAAAGGCTAGACGCTCCCCCAGAGTTAATCGCACGGACGCGCACAAGGTAATCACCGGAATAAATCCCGGAGACCTCTATATTGCGCAGGCCTGTTTCGGGAATATTGATCCACTCATTATCACCACGTTTCCACTGTGCCTGATACGCGACAATATCTGCCTGGGTTTTCCCGTTTTTATCTACTGGCGCATCCCAACTCGCAACCATAGTGGCGATACGCTGCCCCTGGCGGACCGAATCGTAGCTGCTAATTGCGATGTTCGACGGTTGCCCTACCAGGCCTGTCGGTATCAGACTGATCGGTGGCGTATCCAGTCGGGCATTGTTATCAACGGCATCATATTTCGCCCCGTTGTACTCTGCACCGGTGATACTGTAGGTGTTCTCCTCATCGTTAAATGTCAGATTGGTTACACGGAAATACTGGAGACGCAACTGACCTGCATCGATAACAAAAATGGCATTAGGTAGTGGCTCAGCGGTAAAGGCAGTTGCCAGTATCAGTTGCTGGCCGTTAACGGCCTGAATGGATCTGCTCTCAACGATACCGCCCTGGGTGCGAATCATCAGCGTATCGCCGGCTAATGTGCTTGTTCCCCGATCGGTAGTTACAGATTTCAGCGCGGCGTTGTATTCAGTAATACGTCCACCATAGACACGGCCAGACAGCCGCTCATCGGCAAAGGCGAACACTGTCCCAGGTACATAGGCGAAGCCATCGAGTCCAGTCTGAACAGTGATAATGCGGTCCAGCGAGTTGGAGTAGACTGCCCACCCTCCGCGGCGTTGCGCCTCGCTTTCACGCGTGCATCCGATAGCAGTGAGTTGTGTCTGCTTAAATTTGAACTGTTTTACCAGGTCAGGAAACATTACTGCTGTAGTTCGGTCCTGATAGTGATTATCCGGATCGCTAAAGTTAATCAACGCTGAACTATAGCGGTTCTTTTCACTGCCGCTGGAATATGTTGGCTTGCCGACTACCGAAGCACGGGTGAGGATCTGCAGCTTAGATATGTCCGCTGGCATATCAGAGACAACATTGAACATGTTGTTGCCCCAGAACGTCATGCCGTTAAAACCGGCAGCAATGTCCTTAATCACCTGCCAGGCGTCGGCCTGAGCCTGAATATAAACGTCAAACATAAAACGAGGCTCGGTACCGCTACCTCCCTTGCCATCCGGCACTTTCTGATCACAACGCTGGGCAATACGATACAACTCCCACTTATCAAGCATCGCTGCCGTAACCCTGCGACCGAGACCAAAGCGGGGTTCAGTCAGAATATCGAACCAAATCCATGCGGGATTATTCGTCCATCCCCATTTGAATGTACCGTCCCATGTACCGCTATACGCACGAGCAATCGGATCGTAGTTCTGAGGGATACGGATTACCCTTCCCTTCGGCTTACATGAAATCTTCGGAATATTGCTGAATGACTTAGCATTGAATGACACATACAGCAGCGCCGTGTGCGGATATCGCAGGCGGGCATCGATTACCTCAGTGATTGCCTGCACCTGGGTTTTGTTCTGCAGCATCTGGCTAGTGCTATCAGCGGTATCTCGAACAACGCGAATCTGCCAACCGGTTGTAGCTTTGGGCAAATTGATACGGTGCGTCAGCTCATAGAGAGAGCTGAGTTTCTCCGTCACCGTTTTGGTCATCACCGTAGAATACGCGCCACCATCAACGGCGAGATCAATATGGTATTGCACGGTTGTACCAACGATATCACCATCATTTTCCTGCTGCTGAAGTCCTGGAATACCAATGCGCACCAGTACAGCATCGATCTGGGTATTACTGATAGCTCGAGTCCATGGGGTGACTTTCGTCAGCGAAACACCAATGCTGGTTTCATTTTCAACTGCCGGGAATCCGGGGATTGGTGTCTGAACCTGAGTGCCAGAACGGAAGTCCCAGGTAACGTTCTCAAAGTTCATCGTACCATCGGCATTGCCCAGCGGAGTGCCGTCTAAGAAAATACGCGTGGCATCCAGCCCACCAGCAAACTCACCTTCACCCAGCGCCAGCAACATACGACAACGCGCCATAGATTGGGCTGAATCAGGCTGTTCTACGGGCGTGTGCTGCTTCTGGCTGCCACCCTTTGCACCAGTAATCGTTGCCATATTGCATCCATAAAAAAAGCACCCGGAGGGGTGCTAATTGAAGAGTGAGAAACTGTCAGATGTCCTCACTAATTATACCCGCTGAGATAATGGCGCCGCCAATCTCACGTTCGCCATATAGCAGCGCGACCGGGTTGCCCATCGCCAGGGTATTCACTGAGCCGCCAAAGGCGTAGGAGGGTTTGTTATCGGGATCGTCGCGACCCTGCAGGCCTTTGGGTTGGGGGGAAAGCATCTGGAAGACACCTCCCGCCATCATTCCTACACCACCAGCAGCAAGACTCGCCCCAAACGTAGCCAAGGTGCCCGAGCTAAAATAAGAGATTGCGATACCTGCTACTACCATCACGGCTCCGAGTATGGTCTGGAATAGCCCGGCCTTTTTCGCTCCCTCCATTATCGGCGCGATGCGGATATCACTACCGCCGCCCAGTTCCCGGTAATCCTGCACGCCGATATTACGTTTGCCTCGGAACACTGCGAACGTCATGCCGTTTTTCTTGGCGTCATAGAGATATTGTTCCAGCCCATCGAAATTAATGCACAAGGCTTTCACCGCTTCCGCTGACGTTTGTACTGCCAGCTGATGCACGCGGCCGAATCGTGCGCCGAGTGTGCCATACAGACGAATAGTGGTTAGCCGCGCCATGGTTTAATCTCCTCTGACAGGTCTTTGTGGCGGACGCAGATCATCGTCCGGTCTTTGAAGTAGCCGCGGGCATACGGCGTGACGCAGGATGGCTGGCCGTACAGGTGGTGCAGCAGCTCGCCCTCCTCGGTGATGACCCCCGCATGGTTCCACTTACCGGATTCGACCTGCATGATGACCATGCACCCAGGAGCCGGATCGCATTCAATGAATCCCTCTCTCTCCCAATTATCGAAGTAGAGGTTGTCCGGGTACTGGCTTTCCCACCACGGGTAATCGACCCGGAAATCATTCAGCGTTACACCCTGGGTGGTATGCCAGTCCATGATCAACCCCCAGCAGTCGTGAGAGCCAAGGATGAACGGGCGGCCGATTAGCGGAATAGCATCCGGGGTTATCTCGGCGTATTCATCGCAATCAGGCGCATATATTCCCCATACCACACCTGACTGGTTGCATTGCTGGCGATCGAGGTCTGAGGGGATAGCCCTGGCTCCATCGCCAGGATGCGAGTGAATGACTCGAATAATGGTCCCTGCATCCTCGGCATTTGCCCAGTACTCACCATCAATACGGAAATGCTCAGATGGGTTTTCATGACTGTTCGGTACCGAAATATATCGCTGACGCCGTCCTGATTGGATGACAAAGCCGCAGCACTCTCGTGGCGACTCCTCCAGAGCATGCGCCCGGATAGCAGCCATAATAGTTTTGTTCATTGGTATTTCCGTTTATCGGGAGAAGAGAACAGTTGCCGGGAATCCACCAAAATCGAGGGTGGCAGTATTGGGTTCAGCCAGGCCCGCACCAAATCGCTTGCGGCAATCGCTCAGGCAACCACCGCACACGTCAAGCGCAGGGTCAGCAACCGCATTCCCCTTCGCATCAAAATACGCTGTTCCGTTGTAGGTGCAGCCGTCACCGCTTCGGTACTGGCCGCGCAGCGCCCACTCGCACAGCGATGTAATTTGACGGGTGGGAATAACCAGGTTCTGCAAATCCGCTGGGCTACTCAACGCCCACGTCACCACTTCATCATCTTCAGAGGTTTTCGTGTCCAGCCAGAAAGTCTGGAGAGTAAACATCGACGGATCAGCTGTCGCGTTCACGCCACCAGGGAAGTTCACCGCATCGAGGTAAACAGTGTAGGTGTCGATGATACTCACCTTAGCGTTAACCATGTCCTTGAACTGCAGGCAGAGCGCAGTGATATGCCCGTCAAGGTTCGATACGCTAAGTTTCGGCTCAGCGGCCTGGTCGGTCGAGAGAGCGAGGTCAGAAATCTGGAATGGCCAGAAGTCGAAGGTTTTACCATCCCAAAATATGGGCTTTGGTCCAAGTTTAGTCTCATCGCCTTTCGCCGCTTCGATCTCGGCGGGTGTATGGGGAAATGGACTGTAGTGGAAGCGATGAATACCGCCACTGAACTCTGAAGCATCTACTTCAACCAGCCGGACTCTACCGCCCGGCGCCAGCATTGCAGCTGTATCAATCAGTGCTGTCATGCTCCACCTCAGGCATAGACGCCATAGGCGCGCTTAATCGTGAATGTAAGCTCAGCGAATTTGCTGCTAATCTGGTTTTTGCGCACGGAGTCGGCGACAACGCGGTACAGTCCTTTCTCTTCGCCCGGCGGCGTGATGATGAAAGCCTTAACGGTATGCGCCAGGAGAAAGTCCCGAACGGTATTCACTTCAGAATCAGCGCCCACATGCTTCATCGGTACCTGAATAGCAGTTGAGTTAATGCCGTTCTCGGCCACCTGTTCGTAACCGTCCCCGAACTGCGCAGACCGTATCGTTTGACTGTATTCGACAGCACCCGCGCCGAGCTGCGAATGCCAGTTGTAGGTTGCAACTGCCATATTTACTCCATAAAAAAACCCGCCGAAGCGGGTGTTTGTATTTTTATATCCAATATACCAAACCTGCAAAAAGCGGATTTGTGTTATGTGCCGGTCATATCATCTGATGGTTGAGGTTGATCCACTAACTCGTTGTTAGAGCAATACCTTTCTTTAAACCTGATGTGCTTTGGCTTGGCTTGTTCAGAAATGTCGAAGCCTGAAAGGACTCGCTCAAAGGAAACCTCAGACATATCGTCATGTGCCGTTATCTCACCAGCAGCTTGTTTCCTTTCAACATTATCGACACGCCAGATAACGGCCTCAGCATAAACAACATAACTCGGATGCTGAATAAATCGATGGTCGCCAGGGTTAAGCACGCAAGCATCATCGTGAGGGACACCCGGCTTAATACTAGAGACATTCACAACCAAAATGCAGTAACAGTCATTTATTGGGTAATAAACAGGATCGTTGCAAATCACATGGAGATGATTGCATGGTCCACTCGGAGCTAAGACTGTTCCTTTTCTATAAGGTTGAAATGTACTCATGACAATTGAGAAGAAAATTCCTTAAGCTCTTGTGATTCGCGCATGCTCCTGAGAATATTTTCAGCTTCTTCAGGAGTCTTCCCTGCATTCAAAAAGATCTCACGAACATCAATTGGGGCTCTCGAACCGTTAGGATCGTGCCATTCCGGACATACCTCACGCAGGTGGGTCATGTCACGCAGCTCATATCTGTTCATGTGACCATACTGTGCATAAATTTCATCAAGAATACGTACATCAGCCCGGCTCAATTCATCGAACACCTCATCGACATCCATTTCACGGGGATCTGCACTCAGACATACATCGCGTCCAGCCGTATTTATCAGACGATACCAGTATTCGCCGTCAATATCTGCCCTACCACGAATCAAATCTAACGTGGTCGACATCACGGGACCATGAGGCATAGAGTAAAGGCGATCTTCACCCATCATGCGCCCATACATGATCATTGATTGACGGTTTGCCAAGTATAGCAATTTCATTAGCTTCAGATATGCCATGCGCCCGCCACGTTTTAGTAGCAGGTAAGCAGCCATCTGAGCTACTTTTTCTTCGCAAAACATAGTTGAACCTCTAAATCAATAATGAAAGTACATCTCTACAACGATTTTATAGCCAGCTATAACTTTTAAGCAATCTTCATTTCGTCAAGATAGCCCCACGTTCGACGATGATCGTGATGACCATTTTGCAAATTAGCGTCATGTTTGCCGAAATTACCTCTAAGGTAATTGCAGAATCACAACATGATCGTGCAAAGTTGCAATGCGTTCCAATGCGTTCCAATCTGTACCAATGCGAATAAATAGCACTTTTTGCACAAAAACATGGCCTACTTACAATGCATTTCCCAAAAGATTGCTGTAGTATCTCGCGCCCTCTGAATGCAGCGCTCAAATTTCAACCGCATTCCTCAGCCCGTTGACAACAAAAAGCCCCGCGTTAGCGAGGCTGGGTGTTGGGTATTATTGGTTCGGCAGCGTTTTGACATCCGTGTTTCCGCTCGGATCTGCAAATAAACGCACAGCTTTAGTAGTATTCGCAGTGAGCATGAAGTCCCTTCCTGCGGGTATCTTGTCAGCGATGCACATCTTCCCTTCGCCCATTAACGCAACATTCCATTCACCAGGCTTCAGGTAGAATTCAGCCTTTTCGCCGGGATCCAAGATGGCAGCTTTATGTTGGTTTAAGTAAACACCAACAAAGCAGCCACTGCCCAGATAACCTTTATCGCGAACCACTATCAATTTAGCCTGCTCACCATTTGTCGGCGTCTGATACTTCAGTAATCTCTCTATAGGTGCCGTCTTTGCCTGGCTTGGAAGCACTGCCTCGGTCGCGCAACCCGACAAAGAGAGTAAAGCGGCAATAATGAATAAATTTCTCACAATCATCTCCTAGGTAGCATGTTTTTAAGCATGATAACAAGGGGATGTAATGGTGTAACCAAGTGCGAGTGATATTACCATCTCAGAATAACAGCCAGACCATTACTTTGGCTGGAACTGCCTTCCAAGCAATCCATCACTTCTGGTAGCCCTCATTAAGACTTCGGTCACTTTGGCCTCAATTTCCTTTCCTAACGCCCTTGCTGCGGCATTCCCATCTCCAGACGAGTTTGATGATGTGTTGCCCTTATTATCGACATAAATATCTATGTTGACCTGCGGTTGCCCACCGCTCCCCCCTTGGGCTCGTACCCCCAACCGCCCGGCAGAGTCTTTTGCCAGTGGCATGATGGCCTCCGCCCCGGCTTCAGCGAATACGCCACCTTTGGCGAACTTAGATGCACCCTGGAATGTGAAATACTGAGGAGTGTCGTAGACACCGTTCACATATTTACTGAGACCTGAAGATTCATAGACTCCGCCTTTAGCGTTGAACGTTACGCCTGAAGCTGCGTTCGCATATGCTCCGCTTGGAGTAGTGCCACCACCCGAACTGCCACTAATCCAACCCATAGCTGCCTGTACCGCATATGCAACCATGAGGCGGTTCGTCACATCAAGGATCATCTTGAGCATGGATTTGCCGAATTCTTTAACTGATGCTTTGCCAGTGGTCATCAGCTCAGTCAGCATGTCGCTCAAACCGGTCAGCGTGGAGCTGGCGACGTTCTTCACGGCGTCATAGGTATTCGTGGCGGCCTCAAGATATTCATTCCAGCCACTAACTGCCCCAGCCTTCCAGTCGCCGCGCAGCTTGTCTTCTTCAGCATAATAATTCCGAAGCGCTGCCAGCTCTTTCGTATAGCCTGCATCTTCAAGCTTGCCGCCCCCATTCAGCCAACCCTGCCGGAGTTGCGCCTCCTCCATCATACGCTGCGTTTGGCGACTGCTCAGGTCTGCACTGTCACGCAAAGCATCGGTTTTTTCAGCCATCTGGGTGACGTATTTGTTTGCCTGCTGCGCAAGCCCGTTAATCTTCTGCTGTGCCTCTACTTCCTTGTTCTTCTGATCCACAACCTTGGCTGCATTCAGAATGGCTTCACGACTCGAAAGTAGAGATTTCTCCTGCGCGGTCAGCGCGCGGGTTTTGGCGGCCTCGTCCAGTTCCGCAAAGCGTGACTGTTGTTTGCTGAATTCGGTATTTTTGGCGTGAATATCGCCGGTCTGACGCAGGGTTTCGAGCGTTTCAGTTAGGGTTCTGGCCTGAGCGCGGTAGTTCTCCAGGGTGCGATCGCCAGAATCCAGCGTAGCTCTTGCCTCTTTGGCCTTTTTCGCAGAATCTTCTGCAAGCTTCGAGACTGCGTTTCTCGACTCGCGGCTCGAGCCCCCTTCCCCTTTAACGCTGGCACCTCGCGCTTCGGCTTCATAGCTTGCCTGTGCATTAGGCTCAGTGAGCCGCTTCCAGAGTTCATCGTAGCGTTTTTTGTTCGCTGCGATCTCTTTGTCAGCTTCCGCCCCGGCCTTTTTCATAGCCTCAACATCCATGCCGAGGAAATTAGCTAATGCCCCGCCTCCAGGTATCTTCTCTGCCCAACCAGCAACAGTTCCTGTGAACTTGGCATCCAGCGAGGTGATGTTGAGAAACAGGTCTTTTATCGATGCTTCTACCAGGTTGAAGATATCTATCACCTGATTTCCCCAGGCACGGACAGTAATACCGATATCCCGGAAGTTATCAGAGGCACTCTTCTTCAGCGTATCCCAGACTCTGCCGATGTTGTCAGTAGCCTTGTTCGTTTCTTCAGCACGCTTGGACATAACATCAGCGTAAAGCTGAATGGCCTCTGCAACAGCAACCTCTTCACCCTTCTGCTTCCGCAACTGGATGATGTGCTTCATCATGGCTTCATCAACAAAGCCATACTGCTCATTCAGGCTGGCCAGCCCTTTCACCGGGTCGCTGACAATCTTGCCGAAGTCGGACATCGCTGCTTTGGTGTCGCTACCAGCCTTGCCCATCAGGGTGATGGAGGTGGCGATCTGTTTCATCTGGCTGGCGGTATATTTGCCTGTATCGTTCAGCGTAACCAGAGTATCGACAGTGGAGCTGATGGATGTGTTCGTCTTGCCGGCGACCTCCTCAGCGGCCTGGTTAAGCTGCTGCATCGAGGAGAAGCCAGCGCCCCCCATCATGATGACCGACCGGGCAACCTGGTCGAACTGTTCAGACGAACTGTATGCCGCAGCAGCCAGCAGACCAACCGTACCGACCAGACCTGCCAGCGCAATAGTGGTTGGGTTAATCATCCCGGCCATGCTGCGGATGTATTCGCCCACACCCGACAAGGCACCCTGCACCGAGCCGAACTGGTCTTTAATTTGCCCACCCTGCTGGAGCAGGATAAGGAATGGAGACTGACCACCAGCCAGCTGCGTGGCGATATCAGTGAACTGTGCCGGAAGCGTGCGCATGGCGGCACTGTACTGGCCCACGGAGATACCAGCACGACGAGCCGCTGCTTCCTGGCGGGATAGTGCCTCTGGCAGCACGTCAGCCACACCAGACAGACGCTCCCGCGTCTGGTTGAGGATGCCGTTGAAGTGCTCGAACTGCGCGCCGTTGATACGTCCTGATTCGAAGTGCGCCACCAGCTGCGCGTGTTGTTCATCCAGCGAGTTGAATGCACGGATCGTCGGGTCAATAGAGCCCAGCAGATTTTTCAGCGCTGCGGATTGCTTCTCGGCAGCCTGGGTGGCTGCCAGTTCTGCCTGGGCGCGCGCGGCAGCTTCTCCTGTATCCGTCAGTTTTAAACGGGTATCGTCCAGGATTTTGTTGTAATGCTGAAAATCATCAGTATCCAAGAAACCTTTGGTCTGGAAATTACGCAGCGCTGCCTGTTGTTCATCCAGGCGGTTCAACGCCTTGTTTACCGGGTCAATGTTCTCCAACAGACCCTTCAGCGCGGTCTGCTGTTCCTTGATACCTTCAGTGCCCTGTTTCGCAGACTCAGCACCAGCACGGAATACGCTATTAAGGTCATCAGCTTTGCCTACGGCACCCGCCGCGGCTTCACCGAGTTTATCCAGTTCATTGCTGGCTGTTTTCAGATCGGATACGTCAGCACGCAATGTGATCGAGGCGATTTGGTCACTCATCAGGCCGTCTCCTTATGCATCACTTTGAGAGCCTCGCTTTCCATAATTCGAATATCAGCCATGCAGGCCGCCGCATCCTCAACCCCGTGCAGTTCGAACACCCAGGGGAGAACGTTGTAATCCAGACCGGTCGCACCGCTCGCACCGACACGCCATTGGGTGGCCAGTGCGGAGAAGACGGTGAAGGCCTACCATATGGATGGCAGGATCCCCACTTCATCTTCGACGTCCTCAGGCGTTAAACCAAAAGCACTTAGCTCCGCCAGCGTCGGCCCCGGCGTATACAACGCTGCGGCGACCTGTCTCAGTTTTTTTCGCGCAATCCCATCAGCTCTTTGGTGTATGCCAGCCCGATGCTGTCGAACGCGCGAGGATAGTTCTTTAGCAGGACGATCACGTTATCGCGGTTGAACTCATCCGGCAGCGCCCAGCCTTCGACAATTTCCATGAGGTAATCGGCCTGCGGTTCGATAGAGGCTTTTTTACCCTCAGCATTTTTTTGCAGTTGCTCATCCATAGCGCGCAGCTCGTCCAGCGTTTTATGGCGGAAGGTGAAGGTCAGTTTGCCGTCTTCGGCGCCAGCTCGCGGGATGCTGGCAGTAACGGAAAATGTCGGATTGGGGATCAGGGAGAATTTGGTCATTTGTTCATCTCGGTAAGGCCCGGCTTACCGGGCCAGATTAATCAAGTAATGCTGACGGTGCATCCGGCAGAAGTGAGCGTCTTGCCTGCGGCGTCGGTAACTTCGCAGGTATACACCCCAGCATCTGAAGACTGAGCGGACGGAATGTTGAGCGTGGATGCGGTTTTGCCCGGAATGGCTGTGCCGTCTTTCTTCCACACATAGGTGTACGGCGCGGAACCGCCCTGCATGACCACCGACAGATCCAGAGCTGCATTAGCAGCAACAGACTTGGTTGCCAGCAGGTCAGTCAGGAACGCCAGAGGTGTAGCGGAGGAGTCAGCGATCGGGTAAATCTGCATATCCGATTCGAAGTTCATGCGCGCTTCGTTACTTTCCACGGCGTTGATTTCGGTACGTGGTACACGCTGGAAAGAGACTTTGGCAGAGTAGTATCGATCGGCTTTGCCGCGCGGGTTGTGGAACCATACCGCGGTAGTATCGCTGGAGTCGTCCAGATCAATCAGACGTTTGTAGATAGCCAGTTGCGGGTCATGCGCGAAGGTGTAGACCTGTACCACCGCGTTTTTGAACGTTGGGATGGTGCGGGCCTTATCATCTTCCAGGAACTGGACACTGATGGTCTGCTGGTCACCGCCTTCGGTGGACAGCGTCATCACCTGAGGCATGGTAATCCACGAATCAATTTTACGCAGCGTACCTGCCCCGGTACCCGCCGGAAACTTCTTGGTGTCGGTGGTATCGAACGCTTCCAGCACGATTTTCGTACCAGTAACTGACTTGACACGCACCACCATGTTGTCGAGCTTCAGCCAGCCAGAGCTAACCTGGACGACATCGCCCGCGAGGATGCCAGCAGCCGAGGCAACGGTCAGTTCGCATTCCGTCGCATTGGATGCCGCAGTGAAGACAATCGGCGCAAGATACGCCTTGGCCACGTTTACACGCGACCCGTTAGGGATTGCGAATGCCATTGCATTCTCCTGAATTTAAGTAATAAAAAACCCACCAGGTGGTGGGTCAGTAATCAGCGCGGTACTGCATGCTGATGGGGATGGTATAGGTTATGGAGCCGCTGCTGCCGTTTGGTGCAGAGGTCGGACGGTCCTGTATTGGCTGGCGAATCTGAGGCGGCCCGTTGATATAGACGGTCAAATCACCAGCCACCAGAGCGAGGCCTTCGGGAAATCCACCCGCAATCACACTGGCAAATGTTCGCGCCTTGCCGACGCCTATTCCTGCGGGGGTGACTATGTTCACCTGGAAAATGCCCTGATACGTACGAAGCTGCCCTGCAAAGTCTTGCCCGATAGTTTGTGCCGGGAGTATATAGACCCTCCCGTACGGGACATCATCTGGCGGTTCAAAAATGATGTTTGGCCAGGCTATCGGCATATAAATCGCAAGGGCGATATCAGCAAGGCGCGACTCGAGCAATTCCGCAATTAGCATTGATTGGTCACCGGCCATTACGTACCTCGCTCATCGCCTCACGAAACAGCTGCGCTGCGTCCAGTGCAGTGATACCTACCATGCCGCCGGGGGCCTGACCAGAGTGCCCGTTCTCCAGTGCCTGTGCGTATGGCAGGTTATTTGTGAAGTAAATCGAGCTGACCTGCCCCACCCTAAACACTTCAAGCACCGCCAGACCGCGGGAGTTGGAACCCTGGCCGGAGGCATCCGGAGTATCGTTGGATTGGGTCGGTTGGCTATCAAACCCCACATACCAGTTGTTCTTGAAGCGCCCGCCGACATAACCATCTGGCTTTTTGATGTCCATCGAGTCGTTTACCCGTAGGCCACGTTTAAGGCGCCCTGATTTGGTCAGGTTGGCCGGGTCATCACGCAGGGTTGCGTTATGCTCCCGCACCGCAGTGTTGTACGCCGTCGCGGTCTGGTTAACCAGCCAGATATCCGGCTGGCCTACCGGCGACATCTCAACGAGCTGAGCCAGGATCTTAATGCCAGTCCGGCGCACCACCTCGTCCATCTCCTGCTTAGAGCTATCGACAAACAGCTGAATGGCAGCCAGGAACGGCTGATTAGCAGAACTGGCCATAGTTACGCCCTCAGCTGGATGTTGTAGGATATCAGCACATCGGCAGGCTTAACCGGATTCGGCTGCACCACGCGCCATTTCTTGCCGTCGATTTCGATACGGTCATCAATACGCACTTCCGTTTCAAACGTGGCCGCCAGCTTCTTATCGCCGGTGGCGATCAGAGAACCATCGATTTCGCGGGAGGAATATTCGGTGATAACGCCGGTGACGGTCGCAGTGATTGCCGGAGTGGTGACCTCTTTGCCGAACTGATCGCGGATGGTGCCGCCGCCGCGGGTAAGCTGGTAAGCCTTCCCGTTCTCGGTCAGCAGCCGGGTCGCGGTCGCGCGCATGCGACGGTAGTCGATTGCCATATCAGCCCCTTTCGATGCGGATCTGATTGCCGCCTACCACCAGCCCGCGCAGCGAGGAAAAGAACCAGGGGAATAACGGCGCAGCCTTATTCGTGCCCGGTTCGTACTGGACTGTTACCGCGCCCTCGACGCGTTCCATGACCACCGCCCCGCCACCAGCGACCGAAGGCATGAGGTCAATCTCCTGCGATTCGATAGCCAGGCGGCACTGCGCGTCAACCAGGCGCTGCGGGATCGCGTCATCCGGCAGGTCAACGCCATCAAAGCGCACGCCCGAGCGCGGCCACGACAGCGGCTGCGATATGCTGGAGCGCTGGCCGCGCCAGATCTTCCCTTCCAGATAATCCATCGCCTGCATCAGCATCTGGCCGCATTCTCCGTCATCGGCAGGTACTGTGTAGCCGCGCCCGGTCGCAAACGTGCGCAGGTCGACAACGCTGGCGTAGCTGTTGAAGTCAGGCGATTTGGGGTCGGCAACCAGCATGCTTACTCCTCCAGACGCCAGTCCAGCGCCAGCCAGTTATCCACTTCTTCAGGGTGAACCTCAGCACTCAGCGGGCCGCCGGGGAACTCAGGGGTATCTCGCACCATAGCCACCAGCTCAATACCTGGCTGGTCCTGCTGCTGGTCCTGCTGCTGGTCCTGCTGCTGGTCCTGCTGCTGGTCCTGCTGCTGGTCCTGCTGCTGGTCCTGCTGCTGGTCCTGCTGAGCAGGAGTTTGTTCAGCACCTTTCTGCGCGGCAAGCTTTTCCGCCTCGCGCTGTGCGCGCTGCTCTTTGGTTAATCCGGCCATTGGGCCTCCTGAAAAACAAAGGGGCCGAAGCCCCATTGGTTAGCCCATGATGATGGCGGAATGCTCTTCTTGAACAGATGCAACGCCCCACGCCACACCGACTTCGTAACGCACCTGACGGTACTGACGGTACAGCGCGATCTGGAAGGTGATGCCAGAGACCGGATCGGTTACGTTCATCACATCGTCAGCGGTATCACCGCCTTTTGGCATGGCAGGGGTACGGCAAGCCAGCAGAAATGCGTTACGGTCAAAGGCAACGTTTGGCGCGAACTCGCTCAGCACAGTGACAGTTGCCTGGTCCGCCAAATCCTGACGCAGGCCCGGTGCACCGATGGTGATGCTCGAAGAGGTTGCAGCAACGACCATGTATTGGTTGTCATCACCGTCGAACTTCACCGCTGTGCCTACAGCGATCCCGCCGGTACCAGCAGAGATAGCAACAATGATGTCTCCCTCTTTCTTCGCGCCGTTTACCTTATAGCCCGCCGCAGTGCTTTTCGCGGTACGCTTGATGTTGGCGGATTCATGCAGGTTAAAACCCATCACACGACCGATGATGCCTTCGCGCAGCAACTGATCGGTACCAGCTTCGTTTGCTTTGAACAGTACGGACTGCTTACCACGGATGGACGCCATCGCTTCGCCGCCCAGCACCATGCGAAGGTCAGTGGTAGGGGCGCCGTTATCGGTCAGAATTTGACGAGCGTTCGCTGCATCAGACAGGTCGTCTTTGATGCTAAACGGGGTGTCTTTAGGCGTTCCAACGGCGCGGGAAGATTTGTAGGCCAGCGCTGCCAGGTCAGCATCCATTTCGTTGCTCAGCGCACGGAAGGCCTGAGAAAACTGGTCAGCCAGGACAATGTCATAGGTACCTGATGGCCCGATAGCAAGCTGCTCTTCACCATTCCATTTGACTGGGGCCATTTTGGATTTGGTGATTTTGACGTCCACGGTACCGATGTTCTGATCGCCGTCGTTTGGCGCGGTTGCCGCCGGGGTGATATCAACGGTGATGGTTTTCGGTGCAACGGGCGCGGTCACGGTCTGGTCTTTTGCTGCGGCATCGGCCTTAGCGTTACGGGCCACCGCGGGGATAAAGCCCACCTGCTCGCGGGATACGCGATTAAGCGCGGTGAAGATGGTTGGGATGAGGCCAGTGAGGGTATTGGACATTCAGGTTTCCTTTCGATTAATCAACGATGCTGGTACCGCCGCCAATCACAGCCTGTTGCTCTGCTGGGGGTAAGGCATCAAACGCACCGCGTTTCATGGTTTTTTGCCCGGCCTGATGCTGCGACTGCTGCGAGCCACCGCCGCTGTTGCCGGATGCTTTGAGGATGTAGTCTTTCTGCGGATGCAACTCGACCAGAGATTCCAGCGCTTCGTCGAAGCCAGCCAGTTCGCCAGGCTTGGTGCGGGAGAACACCTTGTTGCCCTGTCCGTCGTAGGCCACGACCTTGCCGTCTTCGATTTTGAAGTTCTGGCCGAAGTGGGAACGCACGAACTCAGCCGGAATCGCCATCTTCTCGGAAATGAACTTAGAGCCACCAAAACGGCCGCCGATCATCTCGTTATAAAGCTGGGTCTCCAGCGTCTGGCTCTTGCCGTTCGCTTCGTCCAGTTGCTGCTGGAAAACTTTGGTGATCTCCGCCTTTACCTGGTCAACGGCACCAGCATCAATCAGTTTTTTCTGGTCGATTTTGGTCATCATTTCCAGGGCCTCGAGCGCCTTGGCCGGGTCGGTGATGCCAGAGAATTTCGCGAGATTGGCTTCCGCCGCTTCCTTCGCTTCACGGTGAGTTTTCGCCTCGCCATTCAGAGAGGTGATTTTGGTCATCGCTGCGACCGCATCGAACGGGATTTCTTTGCCGTCATCATGGATGTACACAGGCATACCGTTTTCAACGACCACATTTCCGTTAGCATCAAGTTTCAGTTTCATTGTTTTTGCTCCAGCCTTCCGGCCATACGTAATGGGTCATCCGACCCGAGCACCGCGTCGCATCCGCTCAGCGGCAGGCATAAAAAAAGCTGCCCGGAGGCAGCCTGTTAGATAAATTCGATTGTAATTTCGCCGCGTAGCTTGCGGGAGTAAACCTCACTCCGCTTTCGTTTATGGATCCGCAGCGGGTGTGGATGAATGCAAGCGACACCTCGCTTAACGTCCGCCCAAACGCAGCTCTTTACCTCATTACCATTTACAAACACCCTTCGTCTGCCACGGCCATCGCCCACGCAGTGAAAATCATCATTACGCATACCCTATCCCTCAAATGCCGACGCATCCACGCGGCGCAGTTCGTCCAGGGTCAGGTACTCCCCGGCATCGTTGAACATCTCCGGTACGGTGATTTTGCCGTCACGCAGCATCTGCGCGCGAGTAACGCCCAGCACCTGCTCCTGCCGCGCGTAAGGCTGCCTCGCAAGCCACTCGGCATAGCTGGTATGTGCTGGCACCTGTCCGTCCATTGAGGCTCGCGTGACGCTGCTCAGCTCGCCTGATGCTATTTGCATTTCCTCCCACGATTTAGTGATCAGGATTTCACAGGAGCGACAGCAAAAGTGGATTTTGCCGGGTCCGCGCAGATACGGAATTGCATGGCCCAGCGGCTTGCCATCGAGCGTGTAGAGTTTACGGTCGCGGATGATGCACCACTGGCTGGTGTGGGTGTCCAGAGTCGAAGACCACTGTTTGGCCTTCACGATATCGCTGTTGGCCTGGGCGAACTCCTGACGCGCTGAAGCAGCCATATGGTTCACCGCCGTGCGCGTGACTACGGCCAGGTCGCGCCGGGATGTGTTGATCACCCCGTCCTCGCGATTACGCTGTGGCGTACCAGCAATGCGTCTGACAATCTGCTCTACCGTTTCACCCTGGAGGAAACCGGAGCGCACAGCGTTAGTGATTTTGTCCAGTCGATCCGATTCGAGTTTCTGCCCCCACTCCTTGAGCAATCGTCCCTGGAATGGCTGCGCCACGGCAGCAGCGTAAACCTGCTCTGGTGCGATACTCTGGAGCGGAACGTGCTGGAGAATCTGCTTCGGAATAATGCTGCTGAAGAGGTCCAGTTGATACCCAGCCTCATACTCAACGTAACGAGTCAGTTCGCGCGCCAGCGCGGAATTAACCGGTTCATATGCCTGTTGGTTGAGATCACGCGCACCAGCCAGCAGCGATGCCAGGCGACGGGCGCTGTACGTATCAGCTCGCTTGCCGTCCAGCAACACCAGCAATTTGGCAGCCAGGTCAGTATCCATTCTGTTCAGCAACGCGACCATTCGCCGGGCAACGCCAGTACCGTAGCGCGTCACATAAAGGCCATGCGCTATGGTCTCGTCCTGCAGGCGGTCATTGACAGAGCGGACCATGCTATACCTCGTCTAACGTTCTGGTATCCAGAGACGATGATTCAGCCAGCAATTCGTCCAGGACCTTCTCCGGGTCTGCATCGGCATCAATCAGGTTGAGTTTTTGCAGGGATTTAATCGCATCGATGCGGCGAAGGTCACCGCCCTGACGTAGCGACTGAATGGCCAGTGCAGCAGGAGGATTGAACTCTTTCGACTCGACATCCAGCTCGGTGCGGACATCGACGTTACCACCCTCAGATTCCCCGATGTACTCGGCCATAATTTGCAGGATGTTGTCGATCGCATCTTCCAGGCTGGTTGCCATAGTGTAGAGCGGCGATTGTTCCTGCATTTTCTCTTCCGAGGTCTGGTCTACGGACTTGGTTGAGGTGTTATCAGTGCGCAGCAGCTTCGCGCCTGCCTGGCGCATCTGCTCCACGAGGTCAGCCAGCGACTCTTTGCCAGCGCCGATGGAAGAGCCAGTATGCTCAACGTATTCGAGTCCCTGCTTTTGTCGGTCACTGAACTTTGTCGCCGAAGAAGAGCCGATGACCAGTTCCTCTCCATCTTCCAGACCGAACACAGTCAGCAACGGCACGCGCGCTACATGCAGGATGTTGTCCTGCTCGCTCTGGCTCTGCCAGTGCTTAACGTTCAGAAGCGCCATGTTGAGCAGCGGCGGTGAGCCACACATAAAGCCAGTGCGCTTGGTATAGAGCGTGACCAGCGTGATGTCTTGCCGGGATGTTTGCCACTCCTCGTGTAGCGACCAGTTCGCATGGCCGTCGGCACCAGTGGCCTTGCGGTAAATCTGCACCTGCCCGGGCGTCAGCAGGCGAATCTGTTCGACCTTCGTCTGCCCAAAGTCGTCGCCATCCTCCACCACGATCTCTTTGATGCGCAACGCCGTGAGCTGCACCTTGCCGCCGACCATCTTCGACTTCCAGCCGATAACCTGGCGGGGGTTAAGCATCGTGACGTATGGCCGCGCGCCAGTAGCTTTCTCGTCAGCCTTAGTCTTCACCTGTTCGGCATCTATCCGGGGATAATCCACCAGCGCATGCGAAAGGCCGTACTGCATCGCCAAGCTGAAGAATGCCTGCGCCCATACATCGAGGCGACTACCTTCAAGATCCACGTTCTTCGAGAACTCGCGCAGCTGATCTGGGACGTTCTCGCCCAGTTGGATGGGCTCAGCAAAAACGCGGCCAACATTCTGGTTGATCGTCTCTTCATACGCAGGGAGTAACGTGGCCACCGCCAGGCGCTTTTTGTAATCCTCTTTGTCTTCTTTCGGCCAGCGAGGGAGATAAGCCTCGCCAAGCTGGCGCATGTACAGCGTGCCGCCCATCAGAGCGTCGTTAATGTCCCACGCCTGCACCATGTTCCCATAGTCCAGATTGGGTGTTGAAATATCAGGCATGGAGTTAAATCCGTAGGTTGGTGACTTTGCCGACTTTCTTCGGCGGTGAATGCAGCACGGCGTAGCGCGTACCATCCCAGTCGTGGTCTTCCTGCTGGGTGTCTACATCGTCAGGGTTCTTACTGTCGCGGACGAGCACCGGAACACGGCTTATCCAGCCCCTGCAGTAGTTGAATACGTAGAATGCTGGCTTCTCAGGCATCCCTGACTCCAGCTTTTTACCTTCAATTACAGCCTCAAGCATGTCAGCAAACAGGGCTGCACCGTTCACGCGGGATCCCGGCTTCTTGTTGGATGGGACCCATTTAACGCCCTGCGATTCCATCTTCTGGGCAATGGATAATTCATCATCACCGGTGTTGTAGATCGCCCCATCAGCCGGTCCGGGGGTAACCTTCTTGCAGATACCGGGCATGATGTTCAGTTGCCCCTGTGTAACACCGTTGAGCTTTATTTCTTCGGGTTCAGCTAGTTCCTCGCCCACCAGCCGCTTATCAACCCACGCCACGCCCTTGGCGACGTTGGTGGATGACATATTCAGGCCTTTGTTCAGCTCGTCCGGCGGGCAGCCATACCACTCACCAATCAGAATCAGCGACCCGGCAGGCGGGCAAAACTGGCGACCGTCAGGCAACTCAGCGGCAGTGCCGTCGGCGCGAGCCCACCAGAGGTTAGAGAACGGCTTGGATTCACCCCAGTCATGAGAGCGATCAACCGTCCAGCAATCAGGTATGCGGAACGGCTTAATGACGTGATGCGAAGCATTCCACAGGTGATCAAAGCGCCCGCCGCTGGTGACGTCCCACGAGCCCTCTACCCACGCTTTGCGGCGATTAGGGTCTTTGATGGCCATCAGCGTTGCGATGTACTGGGGATCGAGATACGGGTTCTCTTTGAACGAGCCGTGAATAGCCACTCGCGTCAGCGTCACATCCTCTTCGCGTTCGGTCTGCGGGTTAAACACCTTCTGCGTTTCGCGAATGATAGTGCCGCGCGGTGCTGGCTCAATGAAGCGTTTCTTCACCCAAGTATGGCCGATGCCAAACGGGTTGGTGGTGCTGAACGTCTCCAGCGGGATCGGCTTAAGCAGCGAGCCATCATCCAGCGGGTAATTCTCTGGCCGGAACGACGAGCGTCGGCAGGAGAACATCATTTCGTAGAACTCAGCAGACTGCTGCTTGGTCAGCTCGTTGAATCCGATGAATGGGAACTCCTGACCGTGGTAGTCCCAGTAGTCACTCTCTTCTTTCCCGAATCGAAAGAGCAGCTCTTCGCCAGTCGGCCATACCCAGCGCAATTCAGATGCTGACGCCAGATAGCGCGCCCCATCGTTAAACAGGCGGTACATACGCTTTGACTGGGTGATGATGTCGGTGAGGTTTTTATACTCGGTATCAAAAATGACGCCGCGCCAGAACGAGCCATAGCCCAGGCCAACGAGACGACGGAAGCGCGCTAACTGAGCGGCAGTTTTACCCGGCCCGCGTGTTCCCTCGTAGAGGATTTCGTTACACGGGCAACTAAGGGAGAGCGATTGCGATCCCGGCAAAGGTTTCCAGACAGCTTTGTAATTCATCCACCAAGAACCTCGCTCTGCTGTTTCTGTGCTGCGGCTTCCCAGCTATCCACGTTGTCGCTGGTTGGCACCAGCATGACGTTATGAGTCGCTACGACTTTCTGCTCGACCTGCTCTTTGAAGGCCTGCACACGAACGTGCTTACCGAGCAACTCAAGGTTCTTCACCTTATCCGGCCACTTAACCTTTTTGAGGATGGTTTCCGCCGTCTCCTCGTCGAAGTTCTGAATAGTGGTGCTAATATCCAACCCAGTGAGTGTGGTTCGCCACGACTTTGGCCAGAGGCTGATCGCTTTAAGACTGCCATCGTCATTGAGTATGTCCAGAACATCCATCTGGTCTATCTCAACCAAGCGCCGCAGCACATAATCAGCATCAATACCCACATCTTCGTTGCGCTTCGTTTTGAGTTCGGCGATTCTGTTTTGAATGACAGCTTTTGACAGCAATTTTGTAGCGGTACGGTTAGCAGTTTTAGCGCTGTACCCCACACGAATCGCTGCCTGAGTGGCGTTTAAATCGATGAGGTACTCGCGACAGAACATATCTTGTTTGTCGGTGAGTGCCATTTTAATGCCTCTAGGATGGAACGATGAAAAAGGTACTTTCTAAAATGCAACTCTGCAGGTTTTCTGAACTATGAAGGACAAATTCACAATAGAGATAAGGCGCTACCTTATAAATCGAATTATTGATGAAACAATTGATAAAAGACTAACTAAATACAACTATTTCATTAGATTAGAGCCTGACGAGGCTGAAATAATGGGCTGTGAACCACTTGAAAACCCCGTGACTCATTCCGAGAAGCGGGTTGTTCAGGAATGTTCATTTAGGATGCGTGCATCGCTTGAGTTGTCACTAGCACTTAAACTCATAAAAGATGAAATCCATCCAATAGTGTTGAATGACAATCACGAGTGGATACATTTGTTCGGTGTAACGCGTTTCGGGCGCGTTTATCGGAGATTACCCAGATTGCTACAAACATGCATCATTGGATTAACATTAAAAAGCCAAAAACTAATTAAAACTACTACTAAATATAAATGGCTAGCGAGCCTTGTAAGCTTCTTTATGCTTGCGGCAAAGGTATGGCAATCCGGGGCTATCGATAAAGCCTGGATAGGCATTAGCGCTGCATCTGGCTTATTATTTTTGTGGTTACTATCATTTTTGCGATAGGTTAATGATATTAAACCACCGCTTTAAGTGGCTCAGTTATGCTCCAATTCAGGCACTACTGCCGGATGTAATCCTGCAACCCAGCAATCATTTTCCCGCTGGTTCGATTCGCTCTCTGAGGGTGAAATAATCCAGTTCAGCAGAGTCAGTAAGTCGGAGGCTGGTAGCATCCCCCAAGCAACTGGACTAGATCGCTCCGTTCGCGGGACGCCTGGCGCTGCACGGCTTTACTCACTTATTTTTGCGCAGTTGGCTTTTTGATGTATCTGCGCGCTGATGTGTAATTCAGCCCCTGCGCTTTACACCAATCCTTCGGTGATACGCCGATTGCAGCATGATCGGACAGGAACCGTTGCTGAAGCACGCCCCAGTCCGGTTTTGCCATTACTCACCTCTTTTAATTGAAAATACTCATAAAAAACAACCAATCACAATCTATGGATAAGTAATTGATTGACTATCTGCGTAATCAACATAATATAGACAGTGAAAAGCACCTATAGACAACCATTTTAAACCCAAAAGGTAATGACGTGAAGGTAACTCAACAACGAATCAATGAAGTTGCTCAGATCATGAATGTCGAAATCTATGAGGAAGCATTTGGAGGTAAGGCCCGCGGCCGTTTTCTTGTCGACCGAAAGCAAATGCGTGACTTACTTGGTACCTCGAAGCTGCACGACTCTACGCTAGCTAAGCTTTATGTAGCCTGCTTAGATGAGGGTATTGTCATGATTGATTTAGACGAAGTCTTTGCTTTCATCGAAGCGAAAATGGTACGTAAATACCGTAAAGCACCAGTAAGGATTACTGACAAATTTGCTCCACCCAATGAATCAGATGATGACTTGATTGAGGAGGAAGAAGAGGACTAACTCTTTGCCGTTCCTCATTAATCAATGATTGCCATTACGATGGGTTTGCCCATGGTGATGGCAATAAAATAGCCACAAGTGAATTCTTGTGGCTCTGTGAAATCCAGTGTTGGTCATTAAGCGGAATTCGAATACTTCACAATTCTCTGTGTTGATACTGACCGCAGTACTCTTTGATATTATCCACGCTATTGTCCTTATACCCAGATAAAATAGCAGATGGCTCATTCGAATTTTTAATAAAGCTGTCGATATTTATCTCACACTCATAGACCCAATGTGCGCGACCAGGTACACGATCTGGATTCCTAAATCGGTAGAACATAACTCGCTTAATTTTTGAAGAATGGGCTCCGTCACTATAAAGTTCGAACTTTTCGCAAGGGCTTGTCAGGATTGTTGTGTGTAACTCAAGCATTCTTATCTCCTTTGCCCACAGCTAATCTGTGGAAATGAAGATGTTGGGGCTTAGCCAATAAATTCAACTGTCTACTTCCATTATCGAAGCCCCTCAGCGAAGAGCTTCTGTAATGGTTCGGCTCTTATTCTCAACGCAGCCCCTTGCTGCGCGCCGGATGCTCAGACTGGAGCATCAGCAATGAGATATTGAAGCGGACCGAAAGCCAGCAGCGTTCCTCATTTTGCCGACAGAGCCATATCGACAGGAGGATGAATATTAGGTGCACCAGTTCACCTTCTGGCAGTTCGCCTGCCACGCTTTGTTATGCGCCAGCACATCACGTTTGGTTGGCTTGTCCATCACGGTGAAATCATTGCTGCTGCTCTTTATGATTGATTATTTTTAGAGCTAAGTGGATAGTGAATTAAACCACACAAAGAGTAACTATTTTATGCCTTTCAAATTTTCTCTATTCAGACTCTGGTACTACTTTGCGACCTTTTACGCAGCAATCACGTTAGGTAAGCAACTCGGGGATCAAATCTACGAGGGGTCACGTCTAACGCAAGCAGCAATAAGCATGGTGATTATTGCCTCTATGTTCATGCTATCGCGGAGTTTCTTTAAGATTCTGCAGCAACATTATTCAAATGATAAAAATTTGCTGTAACTCATCCATTATCAAGCCCACCCGCAGATGAGCTTTGTAATGGCTACTATGCCGACTGAATATCGATGAAGTATTCTTTGCCCTGTTCGAACTGTTCGAATGCTGCTGGGTTGGAGATGTGCATCTGCAACAGACCGCCAGGTGTGTACTTTGACCAGGTTTTGTTTTCTGGGGTGTCTGCGGTTACAGGGCTCATGTGGATTGTGCGATGTGAATCGTCTTCTGCTTTCTGAATAAAGTGGCAGCGGAATTTAGCGCGAACGGACATGATGGTTCCTCGGTTAGTAAATAGCTCCGCTATTGCGAGGCTATAGGATTTTTATTTGACTCTCTCACTGAGTCGTAAATGCGTTCACACGTCATCCCGGCGGTATAGCGTTCGTCAGCGATTCCAGCATATCGTTTAGCTTCTGCTGCAATATCTCCGAGCATGTTGGCGAGCATTCCTGCGGTGGTGTCGGTTGTTTTGCTTCGGACGGTAGCGGCAAGATCTGCGGTGTGCTTTGCGGCGTCCAGGGTGGTGGCGAGTTTTCTGGCCTGCTGCTGCAACTGGCTAACAGTGGCAGACAGGCCAGCAGCAGTGGCAGCAGATTTAGCGGCTTTCGCTTGTGCATCTTTAACAGCCTCATCACGGGCAATAATGCGCCCTTGTTCGATCATGCGGGCGGCGGTCTGGGCGTTCGCTGTTTGCGAAGATTCCTCTCTATCGCGATCAGCCCATTTTGTTTCCCAGCTGCGGTTCGTCCACTCACTACCAGCAAGAAACGCACCGGCCACCATCAGCAACACAACAACAATCTGGTAATGAAGTTTCATCTCTGACCCCACTCGCAGACTTCACGCTCAATCTGGCGCCGGGTCATTAGCCCTTTCCATTGTTTGCCACCGGCATAGACCCAACGCTCCAGCTCAGCACATGCACCAAATGCGTCACCAGTATTGAGCTTCTTCAGTAGTGCGGATTTACTGAATGCGCCGGCGCCCACGTTGTAGGTGAAGGAATAAAGTGCCGCTCGGGTGGTTTCTGGGATACGGACTTTGATCAGCGGATCGATTGCCGCTGCCACCTTGCGCAGGTCTGACTGCAGCAGAGCATCACATTCTTTGTCGGTATAGCGGTGACCGCGGCGAATATCAGTGCCAGTGTGGCCGTCGCATACTGTCCAGACGCCGACAACATCCTGATAAGCGTAATAACGGCGCCCTTCCAGCCCGTCAGCATTGCCCAGCATCATTGCTGCAATCGTGATTGCGCCCGAACCACCTGCAATTGCAGTAACCAGTTTATTCCTCAGCGTCGGGTTCATTCTGGCTCCTGTTGCGGCGGTTATCTTCGCGGATTTTGAAATACAGATTTGTCAGGTACGTAAGAACAGCAACTACTATGCCCACCAGCACGCCGATGGCGTTCCACTGCTCAGGGCTGTATGCGTTAAGAATGCCGTTCAACACGCTCCCCGCAGAGGCGCCATAAGCCGCGCCGGTGGTTATTTTGTCCATTCGAGACATCTCTCACCTCCGATGAATTCGGGGTGCTGTGCGTAGTGAGGGTCAGGCTTCACGGGTTGGATTTATCAACAAAGCACGTAGCGGATGATTCCCGTGAGGCCTGAAATAAAAAAGCCCCAGCGGGTGCCGGGGCTTGAAGTTGATTTGAGTTAATTAATCAAGTCGTTCGTCAGTACATTTAAACAGTACTCGAGATTTAATCAGTGCGTCCACGCCAGCAAAGGCATTATCTTCTTCTGGGTACGGAACAGACAGGGTATCTTGCTTATCGATGGTAACCATCAATATCCCCGCTTCTTTCCAAATGTAAACTTCCACATACACGTATTGATCATTACTTGCTGGAGAGTCTTCAACTGCTGTGCTGATCAAAAATTGAAGACCATAATTATCATCAAGAGGCATGACAGATAATGGTCGAGACTCATAATTCTGCTTACTATTTATTACACCGCAAGTTACATACGCCCGCTGGGAACCATCAGCTTTGACATAGTGATTGTCAGGAAGCTTTAAAGACTCTTTATAACTTCTTACTATTTTATACCCGTACTCATGCAACTCAGTTTTGCGTTTGAGATATTTTTGCTCAAGCGCCTCTCTACTGGCTCTAATGTCATCGTAAGTAATGTCCATCCCTTTCTCCAAAAGGTCATCTGAAACGAACATTCTTGACTCCTTTTCTCACCAACGCGTTGACGTTAAACAATTAAAACCTCCAGAAACGCAAAAGCCCAAGGCGTTAACCTCAGGCTCGAAAACTAATTTACTGCCAGTGCATACAACAATGGCACAATATCAGATTTACACGAAATGTAAGCTATTTAATTGACTTTTGCAATACCCTGCTGCGAATAAGTCGCCTTTTGTTGTGATCGTGTTCTCACAGTGCAAAGCAGAGATTCGCTATCTAGCCCCTTAAAGATGCTGCACATAACTCGCCAGTAGTCCGCGTAATTGTGGCTCCAGTTGTCCGGTTTGACACCACATATAGCGGCTAAGTCCTGTTGCTGATAAACATCACGACCAGCCAGTTCCGCATTCACATCCTGCGCCGCCAGCCATATCAATTGACGCAACCTGTCGATAGTCTTCTTTGCCACCCTCTTCCCGGCCAGTTGCTGGCTGAACTGTTGCCACCCCCATTGAGTGATTTCCACCTGATAGCACCAACGCACGTTTTCGCTATAGTTCCATAGCAGCCAGGCCTTCTGGTGTTCTTCGAGTGACATCAGTGCGCGACGCCATGATGCAGTGGAGTATTCCACCGGCTGAACCAGCGGAATATGCGAACCCTTGGCATGCGACTGCTTGCCGGGGATTGGCGGGTTATCCAACGTAATCATTTTCCCGGTTACCTCATCCATTACGCGAGGCTTCTTCCTCTTAAAGGTGCCAGTATCGAACTGCGCATTCTCCAGCCAGGCCATTAACTGCCCTTTCGTCGCACCACTTAAATCAGCGGTGGCCACCATCAGCTGCTGGCGCACGTATTCGAGAAATTGAGTGTTCATACAGCACCACCTATGGTTTTGATGTAGTTCTTCAGTATTCTGTAGTCCGTCAGCACAGAGCCGGGAAAATGGTATAAGCGCAATCTTTGCCAGCGAACGCGGAGGTGATCGGCAAAATAGGATTCGAATGTCATGCGGCCTCTCTGCTCTTTATTAATCCACGGCGAAGCGCGCTGTAATGCTTTCTTATGGCTTCGAGTTCTTCGATGGTGTATCGGTGCGGGGTGTTATTGTTTTCGAGTGCCTCGACGCGCTCAGGCCCAATTTTCTCGATAAGGCCAAGGCGGTACTGCTGCTGATTGCCCGACAACTGCACGTTACAGTGATGGCACTGTTTACTGATATTGTCTTCGTGATAGCGGAGATGTGATGCCTTACCGCGTGAGCGGTAGTGACCTGCTTCCCACTGGACGGTTTCGAACGTCCCACAGCTGATGCATGGCAGATTGGCATCACGCTCGCGGATGTAGTCATTGACGACGCGCTGGGTTAAATCCTCCCAGTGCTTCAGCGGCTTAACTGCAGCTTTACGCTGGCGCCAGGCGGCCCGCTCTTTCTTCTCAGTAGCGCGCTGTTTGGCTGACTCTTTGCGCTGAGCATCTTCACGGGCTTTTCTGGTCTGCTCTTTCCCGACGGCGCTGGCGCACTCATAACCGCAGACGGTTTGCGTATCACGCGCCGGATGGAACCACTGGCGGCATTCTTTGTTGGCGCACTTACGGCGCGGTAACTTAGCCATGCTTACCCCCACGCCCTGTTTTGCCAGACCTTACTCGGGCGAGGTGCTTTCTCTCTTTCCGGCAACTGCACGCTGACGGTCCAGGTGATGTTGTCCCGATCAAGGCTGCGTTCTACCGTGGCGCCACGACGGCGGTAACTGGCCACCAGCTCGTCGGCCTGCTCGGTTGTGCATTCGTGATGGTGAAACCAGGAATATTTCATCGCCATCACCCCGCAAAGCTCATGAGCTGCGATGCGGCGTTTTCCGCTTCACGCTGGTCCTTGAATGCCCGGGACAATACCCAGCGCCACAGAACATCGAGCGCGGCTTTGTACAGCTGCTGGAACTCGGTTTCGTCCATGTTGGCAAAGGCAATGCTGCGTGGATGTTTGCGAAGGGTACCGTCAGGTAGCTGAATAGCGTCGTAGTGGCCAGACTCGACGATCACCCATGCACGGTATGCGTCATAGGATTTGCAGATGCTAATGCTACCTGCTCGCTTATCGGCGATACGGTCCAGATACTGTTCTGCAGCATCCAAAAGAGCGGCCTCACTTCCCCCGAACGAAGCGAGGAATTTAGCGTACCCGGTCACCAATTTACGTTCGTTGGAAGATATCGCTCCTCCAGTAGGTTCCCAGTATTCAAACCCGAGATTCAGGAGCGCAAAGAAACGGCGATGGAATGCGGGATTCCTCACCTGACGAAATTCGGCTACCAGTACGGCGCCGAGTTTGATTTTTGATTGCAGAATATCGCTGGTCTCCGGCGTCGCGGGGATCAGGATTCCTGAGGACTGCTTGATGAGTTGTAATTCGTGCGCCATGGTTTCTCTCCGTGGCGCAGTAGGTTACGGTTGTTCAGACCGTTGATTTCATATTATCAGAAGGTGGGGTTACCCGGTAGCCGAGACGGTGAATAAACTGCATAAAACCATTAGGAGTAAAGACCTCTTCATCATCCAGCAAAGGCCGCATAGAAACCATGCCATTGACGCGATAAATTAGATGCCTGCCCGATGAAGGAAAGCTAAACACCACGCAGCCGTCAGACCTTCTTACAATGTCATACCAGTTGTCTTCTGACGTTTGCAAAGCTGAATCACTCACATTTATGTTCTCCCTTCGAGCGACTAACAGACGCGATTAAAGATTGTCGGCAGCAGCATCAGAGGGTTACGCAAATTGCGGTATTCTGAAAAATGCGCGCCAGCCTTAAGCGCAATTCTAATAAAACCAGTCGTCAGCGCTTTCCCAGGTATCCTGGAGGATTGATTCAATTTTCTTTTTATCGTCCTTGCCACCACCAAAAAAACTTAACCCATCGGACCCGGCACGGCGGATTGTGAGCCTGCAATTGTCATAGTGATCATTCAGGCGCTTAAGCAGTTCTTTCTCCAGTGCTGGTACTGCGCCTTTAGGAAGTTCTTTCATGCGATCAATGGTTAATTCAACTTTCATAATGGCCTCCATTGCATGTACTGTGTTTTTATACAGTATACCTATGCACGGAAATGATCAACGTCTTAAGAGCACAAATTGTTAATTTTCTGTCAGTAGTAAAAAAAGAAAACCCGCCGTAGCGGGTTGAATTAGCGATGTTTTATTACGCCGCTATTTGTTTCTGCTGACAAAACTCCGGCAAATTAGCACGCACCAGCGCCTCAGCAAATGGCGGCGGAACGGCGTTACCACATCGCGCAACCTGCTTGTCCTTAGCATACTTCTTACCCCGATAGTCCTGGTCGATGATGTACCACTCAGGGAATCCCTGAGCGCGGTATAGCTCGTGCGGTTGCAGCATACGCATGCCAATATCAACTATGCGGTAAGTTATGCCGTCAACTGTCACCAACCCGTCGCAATCCTCGCCGCAGTATTTCCGCAGAAACTCAAGCGTCTGCTGCGCGCGATGTTCGTCGTATTCATAGACAGCAAGAGTGGTTTTTACCTCCCCTACGTGCAGCCCGCCCGCCGTCACCGTTGGCATTGGCTCGCTGGTTGGCTGCCCATCGAGGCATGTTCCACGCAGTTTCACCAGATGAGAGGCAACTACTGCATGATGGTCGACGGTGGTCACTGAGTGCGCGGGTTCATCCATACTGACACCCGGCCCCGTATAGTTACCGCCGTAGTGTTTAGCCAGGAACGCGCTCACCGTCGCGAATTTATTTCCACCTGCAGTAACGGTCCCCAGCGGGTTATCCAGCCGCAGCACACGCGGTTCTTGTCTAGGTCGTTCGCCATAACCCATCTGGATCAACGTGGGTGTTACAAGTTGAGATTTGCCGCCACCGCCAGCGGTGATGGTTGCGCTCGGTTCATCTGCCCGGTGTCCGACGCTGGCACCAAACTGGCGGGCTATCACTGGCGCAACAAGGCAGGCGCGGGATTGCTTCAGAATGGTGTGAGCAGGTTTATCCAGCGGGCGCGGTTTAGCCTGGTATTCACTTCCACCATTACCTGCCAGAAACGGTGTCAATGCAGCCTCTACAATCCCCAGAGCATGCCCATTCCCGCCCGGGCGTTTTGATGTACCAGCAGTTACCGTCGGTACCGGTTCGGTAACGGGCTGCCCGGTTGCGCCGGTACGGAACTTTGTCAGGTGTGGAACGGCTAACGCGTAGCCATGGGTTTTGGTAATGGTCTGCAATGGCTCACTCAGTGCCTGCCCACGGAAACAGTCGTATTTCCCTTTGGTCGTAGTGTGGTTGCATTTCACGATGAACGGCGATGCACTGTCGATAACAAAGCGCTGTATACCGCGCGCGATGCGCTTCAGGGTATTTTCTGCCAGCGGTTTTTTGCGGTCGAAAATCGACGGTGCCGGAATTGTCCAGTCGATACACTCCGCAGCTGTACGCCATGGTGCCAGCCTGCCAGCCTGAACCGCAGGTGATTTCGGATCCCCATGCGTTGGTTCCGGCCACACAATCGGCTTCCCATCACGGCGCATGACCATGAAGAAACGTTTTCTGATTGTCGGTGCGCCATAGTCGCAGGCGCGCAGTTCGCGATACTCCACGACATAGCCCAGACCTTTAACCAGCCGTGCGGCATCCTCGCTATCAAGCGAAATATTCAGAAACTCACAACATTCAGCCAGCGCCGGATGTGATGCAGAAATACCTGTCGTCAGCATTGCGACAAAGGCGTTAAAGGTCTCACCGATACGCGCCGGGTCAGGACGCTGTTCGACTGGTTCAGGTGGTCCGATAAATTCATCAAGGAAGCGATCCGCGTGACTGATGAATGGCATTTCGCGTAATAATGGCCCCCACGTTTTAAACTCTTCGACGTTCTCCAGTTTCATTACCCGCGGCTCAACATCCAGCCCCCAGCGTAATACTACCCAGGCCAGTCCGCGGATCGCTTTCTCAACAGGTTTAGCGCCTTTTGCTTTAGAAAAGTGGCGGCAATCAGGAGAAAACCACGCCAGCGCCACCGGACGACCCGCGGTAGCTACCTTTGGGCGAACCTCATACACAGACTCGCAGTAGTGCAATGTATCAGGGTGGTTCGTTGTGTGCATCGCCACGGCGTTCTCGTCGTGGTTGATAGCAATATCAACGCTGCGACCGATTGCCAGCTCAATTCCCGTACTCGCCCCGCCGCCGCCGGCAAAGTTATCAACGATGATTTCTCTCACGCGTATTTCTCCATAGCGATGGCCAGTGACCGGGCCGCAGCGATTATTGACGGTACCGGCATTTGTTCCAGCCACATGCGGTTGATGTGATGCTTCAGGCGGCGCTGGTGATGTGCCGGAAGATCCCCGGCACTTTCAATCTGGCTATATACCATTCCTACTTCGGCAGGCCAGACAGTTTCCTCAACATTCACCAGCAGCAGGTTTTCCAGCTCAATTATCCGGTTCGTGGCATATTGCAGTAGCTGATCCATCACTTCGTCTCCCGCCATGCCCGCTTATTACATCTCGGGAAGCGTTCTAGCCTCCATATCCAAATCATCCACAACATCTTATTAAATTCAGGTAGTGCCCGATAATCATCAGCACTCATTTCGAGGGCCTTGAATCGCCACTTTGCCACCTTGACCACCCGCCACAGCATCACCATACAAAACAGAGTGCAAACAACAAGGAAACCGAAAAAAAGATAAGTACTCACCTCACTCCTCCTGCTGCGGTGCTGCTGGCAGTGGCATCCAATGGGTTACCAATATGTGCTCTATACAGCATGCGGCGGCCACATCTACTCTGTCGAAAAACAGCCCTGAATGCTCATCAAAGAACGATACAAAGCAATGCCCCATCCTGTTCCTGGTTAGAACCTCCTGCTCGTCTTCCGGCATCCGCTCGCTGCACTTAATCCAGCCATCCTGAATCACCGGAGAGTTGCCATCGGATAATGGCATATCCGGCCCCTTGCGTATCGCCTTTGACAATTCGATAGGGTCATCGTAAAGCCAGTCGCCAGTTTCCGGATGATTTGCTTTTGCCAGTTGTGCTGCCCATTCCAGCCCGTCTTTGTGCCCTTGCAGGTAGTCCAGCGGTAATTCATCGCAATTACTTGCAGGTTCGGCACCCTGAAGCATGGCGGCGCGGCAAGCGTTCCAGCCCTCCCACATCCTAACGAAATCATGGGCTAACCATGCGGAATATGCCGTTACTGCATATCCGGTACCGCAGCGGGTGACATGCTTCGGCATTTTGAATGTTCGCTCGAATGCATCTCGCGGATCTTCATCCGGCACTACCGGCGCTCTCGGCTTGCCCTGGCTATCTGACGGCGCTAACGGAGCGTTTCTCAGTACAGTGGCCAGCATTTCAATATCTACTGGTGCAGGCTCAGCACCAAATGCCGCAATAGCCCCATCAATAACCTTCACAGCATCAGCCATTGCGTAGCCGATATTACCGCCGTCGCTTTGTGCTGCTGCTTTGCTGAGTATTTCGCGTATCTGGTGCAGGCGATCGAGTGATACAGGACCGTGCGCCGGGTGGTTGTTTGTTGTCATGAGTTAGTCCTTCACAAAAATAATCCAGTGGGTTTTGTCGTTCTTCCCGGTACGTTGACCAATTGCAGGTTTTACATCTGTAAGCGCCAAAATCTGGCTAACTGGAATTTGGGTCTCGTTCCATTTGAAAATGAGAACGCCGTGTGGCCGCAATACACGGAAAGCCTCTTTGAATCCTGTTCGCAAATCAGAACGCCACTTTTTTTGTTCAGTCGCCCGTATTTTTTACCCATCCAGGCAGACTGGCCCACACGCTCCAGATGTGGTGGGTCAAACACTACAACCGGAAACGACTCATCAGCGAGCGGCAACGCGCGGAAGTCAGCAATCAGGTCGGGACTGATAACCAGGCGGCGACCGTCGCACAGCTCATGCTCTTCGGCGCGGATATCAGTGAACACGGCGCGGGTGTCCTGCTTGTTGAACCAGAACATGCGGGAGCCGCAGCACATATCAAGAATCGTCGTGTTGTCGGTCATACTGATGTTCTCCCGTAAAACGCCAGAACCCGCTTCATCGTCGGACTCGTGGAGCAAACTGAAGTTACCATGTTTCTTCTCACTTTGGATTTGATCTGCTTAATGTTCAACTCCCCGCCGGGCTGAAACAAGTAGACAGGGCGATGCGGTTCGCCGGTACGGATAACTACCGCTTTGCGTGTCAGGTGAAGCAGCAAGTTGTGTGCTTTCTTGCAGTCGCATCCCAGAAGGTTCTGAACCTGACGCGGCGTTATGCTCTGGTTAACCCGAAGAAAATCGACAATTGCCCACAGTGATTTGCTTGCCATAGTGATTTGTCCTTGACGTTATTTAACGATCCGGAGATGGCTAACGTTCTTGCGGTAGCTTCCCCAGTCAAAGTTCACCCACACCCCGCCATCCATCTGGAGACGGTCGATAACTCGCGCACCCAACGCCCCGAGAAGCTCGTCGTGGTTCAGGTTTGTCAGGATCCCTACCGGACGCATCGACGACAGGCGACGGTCGATAACCTGATTCAGAATGACTTTCTCGCCGTTGCTACCGCGCTGAATACCGACTTCATCCAGGACTAGCAGATCGACTTTGCAGAGGTCATCCAGAAGCGAAGCCTCTGACTGGCCACCGTCGTAACACTCGCGAACGCGCAGCATCAGGTCAGGGATAGTCACTACCAGTACGCTATGCCCGCCAGAAAGCAGATGATTTCCGATTGCCGCAGCGAGATGGTTTTTCCCGGTACCCGGACCACCGCTAAACACGAAACTTGCGAACCCAGCGCCGAAATTTTGTGCATAGCTCTTTGCCATCGTGAAGGCTTTGCGCTGACCTTCCCCGGAAACCTGATAATTCGCGAAAGTGCAGCTGCGGTGCAGACTTTGAATTCCTGAGCGACCGAAAATTTTCTCTGTCCGGGCTTTCTGGTTCAGCCTGTCCAGTTCTTCACACCGCTTCAGGCCTTCTTCCCTCTGCCATGCCAGCAGTTCTGCCGCGCTGGTGAACTTCGGCTGAACGCCTGGTGGAATGAGTTTTTTCAGGCGCTCAAGCGCACTTCCTGTACCAACCATGTTTTTCATCGCTACCCCCTGAATCCGGTCGGAATCGCTTTATCTGGCTGAGAAATTTTGTTCGGATCCCTTTTTCCATCTGGTGCCGCGAAAGACCACGACTCTTCGTAGTGATTTGAGGGGCCAAAAAACGTGGATGCCTGTTTCACATACTCGGTGTTAAGTTTCCCAGCGGCAGTTACGTAATCCGCGTATCGCCGAACACCATCAGTAAGCTCCTGCACTGTTGCGCCGGATTTAATACGTGCAGTCCAGGCTTTGAACGCATCAGCCTTGCTGTTACCACCGGCGCGTTTTGGGTATTCCTGCCACGCCAGTTCAAAATCATCCGGGTAAGTATTTCTCCCCCGGGGAATGGCCGAGCCATGCCCCAAAATATCTTTATCCTGTTCCTGATCCTGTTCCTGATCTTGGCTTCGTAGCCCCTTCGAAGCCCCTTCAGAAATTTGGTGCGATTCACGTTTAAAACTAAGGTGAAAATCTGTTTTATAACGTTCATAAAATAATGATAAAAAAGGGTTTTCAGGTAACGACATATATTCATTCCTGACACCAGCACAGCGGTTATCCCCTGGCTTCAGCGATCGACCAACCTGATAAGCGGCCATTTCATGCACCCAAACCATCTCAGTGTCCTCGTCATAGCTACAAAATCCCGCTTCAATGGAGCTTTTTAGCCCCTTCGAAGCCCCTTCCAAGCCCAGACCCGTTTCATGGGCTATGTACAGAATTGGCAGGTAATACAACCCGAGCATGTTTGCGTGTGGCGAGGTCATCAGATAGAACGAAACCACCTGCGCCTCCGCGCCTTGTTTCCTCAGTTCACGGCCTGTTTTTCCAAGCCAGAACTGAGGTGCAACGGTTGCGTAATCACGCATAAAAACCTCTTAATCGCTAAAGTGGTGGCCCATCTATCTTTCTGAAGGCTGATTTTTCTGACATAATTTCCTCGCAATGAGTACGCAACGAATTGCACCTGAAAGCCGTTGGTGTTCGCGCACCGCGGCTTTCGCCATTTTTGAACCGGTCATATAGCCCCCAGCATCATCTGCACCATTTCCATCAGCGGACCGGTTAACCCAGGGTCAACGCGATACATCTCCACGATCCCCTCACTCAGCTCTTTCAGCTTCTGATGACGTGGCGCATCCATCGCGACGGCAATCTTCGCTTCGCTGGTTTCTTTCTCCAGCCGCGCCAGACGAGCCATAACGTTGTCTTCTGGTAGCAGACGGTTGCGGTACTTGAGCGGCAGAACAGCAAGAATTGCCGGAGTCAGTTGGCGAACGTTTTCGCGGTACCGTTCGCTGTTGAAATGGTTGTCCAGGAAGCGGAAAAGCTTCTGACGCTGTCGGCTGAGGTCATCAGGGAAAGTGATCTCGTCCCCCCCTCGCGCCTGGTACTCTTCGACGATCAGAGCAGATACGACATCCTGACCATCGACACCCGCCCACGCACGAACGGCATCGCGGATCTGGTCATGTTTATCTACCGAGACAGGTTGATTGCGATTTATCATCGCAGCCGGTTGATATCCGCTATTTTGATGAAGTGACAGTGACTGCATGGTTATGCCCTCGTTTCTTGCACTGGTAAGGCATCGGTTGGATTGGGATATAAGTCAGGCCGCAACTCATGCGGGGTGACTCCCGTAAGCTCAAAAACAGAGCGAATGTGATCGGGCGGAATGCCAGTTTTTTTCCAGTTGGAAATTGTCATTTTTGAAAATCCAAGCGCTCTTCCGAGTGCCGCACCTGTGCCGAACTTTTGAATAGCTTTCTCAATACCAGTCATAGGACCTCCTTAGATGGAAAAAGTAAAGCATCATTTTACCAATGAGTCAATCAATGAATGCCTACCGACTGGTAAAGCAATCATTTACACTAGTGAAATGAGCGAAAACACAATGACTACTGGGCTGATCTCCAGGCTTACAGAACTGAACCGGAAAGGTTTCTCTAAAACAGAGATGGCCAGGGTTGCTGGTGTCAGTAAGCAGGCTGTTTCCAGTTGGTTCAAAACAGGAAGAATCAGCAAAAATTCTGCATTAGCGGTTGCTGACGCTGCTGGGGTATCTGTCCCCTGGCTACTTGGTGAGGATGTTGGAGAGAAGGATGGCCTTAAGCCTGATGAACAGCGCCTGCTAGAGCTCTACCGCCAACTGCCAGAAGAAGAACAACAGAACATGTTGCGGATCGTATCTCTTCGATTGAAAGAACTCGACGAACTGTACGCCAAGTACATGGGACGGCGGATTAAGGGTGATGCGGAGTAACACTTCTCAGACACACAGGAAGCATGAATAGAAATGGATAGTGAAAAAGAGATATCTGGAAAGATAGCCTTTATGTTTCCGGCTAAGTTCAACCTGGAAGGCGCTAGAGCACCCACATTGAATTTCACCGTTCGCGATGATGGTGTTATAGCTATGAGTGTCGGCATATCTTTTCTAGAACTGGAAAATACCCTGCCTTATTTTGTGAGCCTCAAGCTTGCCGACCCAAACTTACAAGATGTACCCATATCCTCCTCTATGGATGCCATCCCTGAAAACTACATTGACCCAGTAAAGAGATCTTCCTTTCTCACAGCAAGCTTTTATTTTAACCCAACGTTAAATGGAACCTATCGTTTCACCTGTGAACTTCTCAATCCCTATGATAGTGAAAATCCCCTTGATAGCATGAGTGTTTTCTTCAATGTTTTGGGGGTGGTGTAATCCTATGGCAGCTAAAGACTACGTAAGACTCGTAAGCGCTACGTCTCCAGAAGACTTGGTGGATGGACATGAGGAGGATAATAAGTCATCATTTCATGATGGTAATGGTGGAGGTGGTAACATGCTTGAAGCTAGAGTAGCTAAACTGGAAGCTGATATTAGCTATATTCGACGTGATGTTGATGAGCTTAGAATAGATGCGAAATCAATTAGCCAAAACATGACTATTGCTCTTGAGAGACTGGAAAGTATTAAAGCCTCTCTCGATAAAAAACCTTCAACCGAAACAGTAGATAAAAAAATATCTGACGCAAAACTAGCCGTCTTACTTGGAGTTCCGACCCTCATCGCAATAATGACCGGCCTCTACAAACTAGCTCAGCATTATATTTAACCTGGCCACCGCGCTGGGTTTTTATTTGACCAGATAATTCATAATGTTAAGATGATTCCGATTGCAATCAATGGATATACATAATGAAAAAAATGGCTCTGGCAGTAGCATTAGCTGTAACCCTCACAGGGTGCGCGTCTTCTGGAAATCAGAAACTTAAAAGTGAAACTGAAACAAGTGTTCAGTCGAAAATTCATGAAGGGAAAACGACCAAGGTTGAAGTGAAAACCTTGTTTGGCTCTCCTGATGCAGTCTCTTATACCGATGGTGGTAATGAGATCTGGAAGTACTCATTTGCCAAAGTTAAAGTGAATGGAACCTCATTCATTCCATTCTATGGCTTGTTCCATAACGGCACGAACGGCACTAAGAAAGAACTGACCATTCTATTTAAAGATAATACCGTACAAAAATACACAATGGCGGAATCGGCGATCAATACAAAATCCGGTTGGGCCGACTAGCACCATTTGCCCGGCAAAGAAAGTCGGGCCATTATTGCCCCTTCCTCACGAACTCCGCTGCATCCCGCAATACACCTTTGTGAATCATATTGCCCACGGTTTTTCGCTTCGCTTCCAGTCGATCGACAATAGCCTCACAGTCAATCACCACACCGTCGATTATCAACTCAACAACCGCCCCACCAATCTCACCAGCTATGAAAGCTGCGCGATCTTCTTCCAGTTCGTCACGATCCATAACTCACCCTCATTGATGTTTTTTTAATCATATACATTTTAAGCCCACTTTCGCAGCAATAATCTGCATAAATTTCGCACAGGTACAGCATCACTTTACTTTATTAATCCGCATTACTTGACTAAAAAGTAAAGTGGTGTTTTACTCTATTCATCAACACAACCACCGAGGCAGGACGCCCACGAAGTAGCCGTCCGGGGCATACGAAGACCGGAATGAGGTGGCGAGATTAACGCGCAGTAGGTTTGAAACGTTCCGCCAGCCTGGCGACAAGGGCAAAGCACGAGTGAGCTTCGCGGTGGCGAATTGCAGAGTGAAAAAGCTCAACCGTGAAGATCAGCGCCGCGGCGCCACTAGCGAAGTTCACTCAGAAAACTGGAGAACATCATGGTTCATCAGCACTACGGTACACAGACAGTAAACCGCGGCGCAGTTCAGCCGGGGATGCTCGTCAAACACAAAGACTCAACCTGGACGGCATCAGCTAACGCTCGCGGACGTTTGTATCTGCACCGCGGCGTGGAGATGACTTACACCAAGGATTTGCTGGTTGAAGTTTATCTGAACGGTCTGGGGCATGGACTCAGCCACTAGCGGAGGATGTCATGTTAGACAAGAAATGCGGATATTGCGGCAAGCCGGTTAAAACGGAGGAAGTAATCAAGAGCACCCTTCTCTATCGCAACGGCTCACAGCTGGCGCGCAAAGAAAAAGAGTATTGCTCCAAACGTTGCGCTTCGCACGACCAGATGGCTCACGAAGGCTAACGTAAAACCCGCGCAAGGCGGGATCTACGTCCGGTGGTACCGACCAAAGTTACACCGGAAACAACATTAAAACCAAAGTTAACCCAATGGGCGCTATCAATGGCCCGGGGATTCTAACACCCAAAAATGAGGATCTCACATGGAATTTCCATATGTAGTTAAAGCCACGCAAAAGTCGGGAAAGCCTGATGCTTTTGTCTGGTTCACTGCAAAAACTGAGGCTCGCGCCAACCTAATGCTGGATGTTGCACTGGAAGATGCAGGCATCGAAACGGGTCGAGGTAAGGACTATGCCAAGCCAATTCGCACTGATTTTCCGGTTGTTGATGACCTGCCAAAAGAAGGTGAAGTTGATTTCACCTGGTGTGATCGCTACGAACTTCAGGACGATGGGCGCACCTGGCTGCCAAAAGCCGCTGGTGTGTCTACTGGTTCCGTTGACGCCCCCTCCACATCTACTCCGACCGTAATCGTTGAAGACGCGACTGCGTCCGAAATTGTCCCGGTTGAAAACCGTACTCCAGCGGTCCGCTTTGCCGTCCATCTGATGATTGATAAATACCAGACTCATGTCACTAAAGAGCAGCAGCTGACTGCCAGCGAAATGTCATTGGATGAAGGCAATACATATCTCCAGAGCCTGCTTGTGGCAAAGAACGATGCACCCGAGACTGCCAAACTCAGCCTGAATGCTGAGTGGAAAATGATTCAGGCGGTTAAGGACATTTTCACACCAGACGAAGAGCACGAACCAAGATTGATCGCTGCATTCATGTCTGACTGGGTGAACACGGATGCCGGTGACCGCAATCAACTGGTAGAAGACTGGCGCAGTGGTAAGTTGCAGTTGCTCAAAACTGAAACCAGCAGCGGTGCTGACGTTACAACGGGTCAAGACCTCACAGTTGAGGACGGCATCCAGACTGACGAGAGCGGCCGGGCAGAAGGTGGCGTCGTTGGTGATGAGGTCGGTACCGAAGAGCAATCTCAGCAGACAGAGCAACCGAACCTGATCGTTGTTGCTACCCTGCCATTCCGTCAGCGCGTACTGGCTCAGTTCATCGGTGATGGTGAATATCTCTATCACATCGACGCTGGGCAGAAAAACGAGATTGTCCGCCTTGAGATGGACACTGATGACACGTACATCCAGAACCTGCTGCTGGCTGCTGAGAATGTGGAGGCATTCAAAAAAGCCATTGAGCACGATATTCATAAAGTCGTGAATGCCGTTAAGAAAGCCTTCCCTGTCGACGGTAAGAAACCGGAGCTGGCAACAGTTATCCAGTTCCTGACGGTGTGGTTCAAAACTGATTACATTGACCGCGGCCTACTGGTTAAAGAGTGGAGCCAAGGTAATCGTGTAACAACCATTAATCGCACACCTACAGGTGCGAACGCCGGTGGCGGTATTGCCTCTGACCGCAAATTCCCGCAAACCATTCTCGGGCTGGAGCATGAAATTGCTCTGGCGTTACGTGCCCGTGACCGCGAATTTGATATTTACAACGTCCCGCTGGATATAGAACTACAGGCAAACTCCATCATGAATAAGATGGACGATCCCGAATGGCTGGCGACTCGAGAGAGATTCGTTTCAATGCCTGGTAGCCTGGACTACTCACGTGCCTGCATTATCGCAACAGTAAAAACCACACCAGAAGGGCTTTATGCTAATCCTGTAAAACACCAAGAATATTTGAATAGAGTACTGACGGAAACCGACCACGCCAACCCAGATCCATTGCTCGTTGATATAGCCTGCGGTCGTTCGTCTATGCCTGTACCTATGAAACAGGAAAAAGTAACAGCTGAAGAGGTAAACAAAATTCTTGCAGCTTCCCGCGGCGAATATGTTGAGGGGATTAGTGACGCTACAGACCCGAAATGGATCACAGAAGACCTCGCATCAACCGCCCAACAAAAAGATGACCGTTCACCACTTAATGAGGAAACCACCAGCAATGTGCAGATGGAAGAAACTGTCAGTGATGAAGAACAGACTGGTAATGAAGTGCAGTCAGGCGAAAGCAGTCTGGAAACTGGTGAAGAGTCACATACCGGCCAGCAAGCCGATGTGAAACAAAAACCAGAAAATGCGCATCAGAATGATGAATCTGCGCATCAAAACGCCCAAAAAGTGAATCAAACCGAGCCAGAAGCGCAATCTGACGAACCGGCTGTTGTGTATCCCGCCTACTTCGAGCCAGGCCGCTACGAAGGTCTGCCGAACGAGGTTTATCACGCAGCCAACGGTATCAGCTCTACCCAGGTAAAAGACGCGCGAGTGTCGCTGATGTACTTCAACGCACGACACGTCGAGAAGACCATCACGAAAGAGCGCTCCCCGGTTCTGGATATGGGCAACCTGGTGCATGCGCTGGCGCTGCAGCCCGAGCAGCTCGACGAAGAATTCAGCGTTGAACCGGCGATCCCAGAAGGCGCATTTACCACGACGGCAACAATCCGCGCGTTTATCGATGAGTACAACGCAGGTCTGCCAGAGCAATTGAGCGCCGACGACATAAAGACATTGCTCGAGGAATACAACGCCACTCTGCCTGCTCAGGTGCCACTGGGTGGGTCCGTCGAGGAAACTGGCCAGAGCTACATGTCTCTGCCCGAAGAGTACCAGCGGATCGAAGCGGACCAGAAGCAGACCGCAGC